TTGGAGGGACGGGACAGCGGAGCGTTCTGCCGGGCGTATCTCAGGACCATGGACCCGGAGCGGGCGGCGGCGGAGTGCGGGCGGCGGGACGGGTTTTCCCTTCTGGGGTCCAGGACCGTGCAGGAGCGGCTGGAGAAAATGCGGACGGACGCGGCGTCGCAGCTGCGGCGGGAGGACGTTCTGCGGCGGCTGGCGCAGCTGGCCTTCAGCAGGGCCAACGACGCCGTGCGGCTGGCGCTGCGCCCCGGAGAGGTGGACCCGGAGGGGCTGGATCTCTCCGCCGTGGCGGAGTTCAAGGTGACGGACAAGGGCGGCGTGGAGGTGAAGCTGGCGGACCGGGTGCGGGCGCTGGAGACGCTGTGCTCCCTGCTGGACGACGGCGGCGGCCGCGGGGCCGAGGCGCTGTACCAGGCGCTGGCGGAGGGCTGCGGCGAGACGGAGGAGGGATGGGACAACGGGTGAGATCACGAATTTTTCCCCAAAGCAGAAGCGGGTTTTGACCTGGTGGCGGTCGGAGCGGTGGGAGGCCGTCATCTGCGACGGGGCGGTGCGCAGCGGCAAGACCTTCTCCATGGGCCTGTCCTTCTTTTTGTGGGCTCAGGCCCGGTTTGACGGGCGGCAGTTCGGGCTTTGCGGAAAGACTATCGGCTCCCTGCGGCGGAACCTGCTGGCGGAGCTGGCGCCCTATCTGCGGGGGGCCGGCATGAACGTGCAGGAGCGGCGGTCGGAGAATCTGCTGATTGTGCGGTTCGCCGGGCATGAGAACCGCTTTTTGCTCTTTGGCGGGCGGGACGAGTCCAGCGCGGCGCTGATCCAGGGGAGCACCCTGGCGGGAGTGCTGCTGGACGAGGCGGCGCTGATGCCCCGCTCCTTCGTGGAGCAGGCCATCGTCCGGTGCAGCGTGCCGGGGAGCCGGCTGTGGTTCAACTGCAACCCGGAGGGGCCCCAGCACTGGTTTTACCGGGAGTGGATTTTGAGGGCCCGGGAGCGGCGGGCGCTGTACCTCCACTTCACCATGGAGGACAATCCCGCCCTGTCCCGGCGCATCCGGGAGCGGTACCAGCGGTCCTGCTCCGGGGTGTTTTACCGGCGGTTTGTACTGGGGGAGTGGACCGCCGCCCAGGGACTGGTGTACGACTTCTTCGACCGGGAGCGGGACGCCCCGGAGGCCCCGGCGGGGCCCTTTGCCCGGTGGCGGATCTCCGTGGACTACGGCACCGCCAACCCCGCCTCCTTTGGGCTGTGGGGGGAAAAGGACGGGGTGTGGTACCGGGTGCGGGAGTTCTACTACAGCTCCCGGAAGGCCGGACGGCAGCGGACGGATGCGGAGTACGCGGAGGATCTGGCGGCCCTGGCCGGGGGGCGGGAGATTCAGAGGGTGATCGTGGACCCCTCGGCGGCCAGCTTCATTGAAGTCCTGCGGCGAAAGGGGTTCCGGGTGGTTCGGGCGGACAACGATGTGGCGGACGGCATCCGGGTGACGGCGGATCTGCTGAAGCGGCGGCGGATCGTGATCTGCCGGGAGTGCCGGGACTGCCTGCGGGAGATGGAGCTCTACTGCTGGGACGAGCGGACCGGACGGGACGCCCCCAGGAAGGAGAACGACCACGCCATGGACGAGACGCGCTATTTCGCCATGGATCTGGCGGGGGAGGACGGCGGCGGCTTTGCCGCCATGAGCGTGGAGCGGCGGATATGAGGAGGGATCAGGCTTTGAGATGGTTCAAAAAACGACAGGGGACGGCGGCTCCGGCGGCGGTGCAGCTGCGGAGCACAGAGCGGCACCCCTTCGGAATGCTGGGGGACTATGTGCCCTTGAGCCGGGGGGAGACCCGGCTGTACCGGGCGGTGCGGGAGGCCGTTCCGGTGGTGGACGCGGCGGTCTACAAGCTGATCCGCATGAGCGGAGGCGTGACGGCCCGGTGCGCCGACCCGGCGGCGGAGCGGGCGCTGGGGGAGTTTTTGCGGACGGTGCCCGTGGGGCGGGGGCAGTTCGGCGTCAACGCCTTTTTGGACTGCTATCTGGACTCGCTTCTCACCTGCGGGCGGGCTGTGGGCGAGATCGTGCCCGCCGGAGGCGGCGGGGACATCGCCGCGCTGCTGTGCGGCAGGGTGGAGGACATTGAGATCCGGGAGGGGGAGCACCCGCTGGAGTTTCAGATCTGCGGGGCGGACGAGAGCGGGCGGATGGGGCCCCTGCCCCATCAGGACCTGCTGCTGTTCACTCCCTTAAATCCGGAGGCGGGGAGCCCCTACGGCGTGTCGCTGCTGCGGTCATTGCCGTTTTTGTCGGAGATTCTGACGCGGATTTACCACACCATCGGCGTCAACTGGGAGCGGTGCGGCAGCGTGCGCTTTGCCGTCACGTGCAAAAACGGCGAGGGCGCCTCCGCGGCGGAGCGGGGGCGGCTGCTGGCCGAGGAGTGGTCCCGGGCCATGCAGGACAGCCGCGGCGGCAGCGTGCGGGACTTTGTGGCCGTGGGAGACGTGGAGATCAAGGCCATCGGCGCGGACGCGCCCGTTCTGGACAGCGAGGTTCCCGTGCGGCAGATTCTGGAGCAGATCGTGGCCAAGACCGGCATCCCGCCCTTTATGCTGGGGCTGAGCTGGAGCTCTACGGAGCGGATGAGCTCCCAGCAGGCGGACCTGCTGACCACGGAGATCACCGCCATCCGGCGGACGCTGACGCCGGTGGTGGAGCGGATCTGCCGGATGTGGCTGCGGATGCACGGGTATACCTGCGGCTTTGCCGTGGAGTGGGACGACATCAATCTCCAGGACCAGGTGGAGGAGGCACGGGCGGAGCTCTACCGGGAACAGGCGAGAAAATTGAGAATTGAGAATGACGAGAAGGAAGCCGGGAGGGGAGAGAACAATGGAAGTGCGTAAGGAGCGGAGCGAGGCGGCGGCGGGACTGCCCGGAAAGCAGGAGCTGGAGGCCATCAACCGCTTTGCCAGGACGCCGCTGACGGCGGAGCAGGCGTACACCTTCAGCCTGCGGCTGTGCGACAACGAGGTGGACCGGGACTTTGAGCGGTTCAGCGCTCCCGCGCTGGAGCGTCTGGGGGAGCTGTTTGTGGGAAAGAGCGGCGTTTTTGACCACCAGTGGTCCGCCCGGGGGCAGACGGCCCGGATCTACCGGACCGAGGTGGTGCGGGAGCCGTCCATGACCACGGCGGCGGGGGACGAGTACCGCTGGCTCAAGGGCTGGGCGTATTTGCTGCGGACGGAGAAAAACGCGGACCTCATCGCCGAGATCGAGGGCGGCATCAAAAAGGAGGTCAGCGTGGGGTGCAGCGTGCGGCACAGTGTGTGCTCCATCTGCGGCGCGGAGGGCGGCTGCCGGCACGTGAAGGGGCAGGTCTATGACGGGAAGCTGTGCTTTATGGAGCTGCGGGAGCCTGCCGACGCCTATGAGTGGTCCTTTGTGGCGGTGCCCGCCCAGCGGAGCGCCGGAGTGCTGAAACGGTTCGGCCAGGAGGACAGGCAGCTGGCCCGTCTGCGTGAGGAGGCCGCGCTGGGGCGGAAGTATCTGGCGGAGCTGCGGCGGGAGGTGGTGCGTCTTGCCATGCTGGCGGACGACCGCCTGGACGGCGGCGTGTTCGCCAGGGCGGCGGAGCGGATGGAGGAGCCGGAGCTGCTGGCCATGAAGGGCGCCTACGGCGCCCAGGCGGCCAAGCGGTTTCCGGCGGCGCCCCAGCTGCGTCCGCGGTCCGAGGAGGAGCGGGGAGCGCCGGAGGCGTTTCAGGTTTGAACACCTGCGGCGCGGCGGAAGAAAAACGGCGTTTTTGCCGTGTTTCAGCGTGAGCGGCGGGCCGGGACAGCGGGGATGGCAGTCTCCGCCTCCGGCCTGTGGCAATAAAAAACGACAGGAGGAAGACTATGAGTGTTTCTTACGAGGGAATCGGACAGTGGGCCGCTACCTTTGCCTGCGGTGGGGTCCGGGAGGGCCAGGTGGTGAAGGTCAGCGCCAACGGCACGGTGAGCGGCTGCGAAGAGGGCGACAGGTTCTGCGGCATGGCGCTGGCGGTAAGCCGGGACGGAACTGCCTGCACCGTGGCCCTGGGGGGCATGGTGACTGCGGCATACTCCGGCGGCACCGAGCCTGCGGCGGGCTGGATCAATCTGGCGGCGGACGGCAATGGCGGCGTGGCTGTGGTTTCCGCCGGCGGCCGGAGCTGCCTGGCGGTGGATGTGGACAGCGCCGCCAGGACGGTTACATTTGTACTGTAATGTACGGTAAGGAGGAGAGCGCGTATGGCATACCATTTTGAAAACGTGAAGCTGGAGAAGGGGATGTACGGCCGCGGCGGCCGGACCTTCGCCCAGACGCTGGAGGAGCTGGACCCCAGCGAGCAGTACCGCGGCACGGCCCTGGAGGGGCTGGACGCCTTCCAGCGGCAGTTAAAGCGGTTTGACATCCATGTTAAAGGCGCGGGCAGCGATATGGTGGAGAAGTTTTTCCACACCTCCGATTCCGCCGTGCTGTTTCCGGAGTTTGTCTCCCGGGTGGTGCGGCAGGGACTGGAGGAGGAGAGCGTCCTGCCCGCCATCACCGCCACGGTGACGCGGTTTGACGGCATGGACTACCGCTCCATCGCCTCCGTGCCCACGGAGGAGCAGAAAAAGCTCCGCCGGGTGGAGGAGGGGGCGGAGATCCCCCAGACCGCCATCCGCACCCAGGAGAACCTGGTGCGGCTCCACAAGCGGGGCAGGATGCTGGTGGCCTCCTATGAGGCCATCCGGTTTCAGCGGCTGGACCTCTTTTCCGTGACACTGCGGCAGATCGGGGCGTACATCGGGCGGATGCACCTGGAGGACGCCATCCGGGTCCTGCGCAACGGCGACGGCAACCAGAACCCCGCCCCGGCGTTCACTGTGGGCACGGCCCCCATCACCAAGGGCGTGAAGACCATGTCCTACGGGGCGCTGCTGGACTTCTGGAGCCAGTTTGACCCCTACACCATGAACACCATGCTGGTGAGCGGGGACATGATGCTCTCTATGCTGAAACTGCCGGAGTTCCAGAACCCCCTGACGGGGCTGAACTTCCAGGGCACCGGCACCCTGACCTCCCCCCTGGGGGCAAGGCTGCTGCGGACCCCCGCCATGCCCGCAAGGACCATCATCGGCCTGGACAAAAACTACGCCCTGGAGCAGATCTGCGGCAGCGAGATTACGGTGGAGTACGACAAGCTCATCGACCGCCAGCTGGAGCGGGCGGCCATCACCTCCATCTCCGGCTTCGCCAAGCTCTTCACCGACGCGGCCAAGGTTTTGACGGTCTCAGAATGAGAGAGAAGATCTTGACGCTGGCCCGGGCGGTCTCGGCCGCAAAAGAGGCGGAGGATGCCCTGCTGGAATCGCTGTGCGAGGCGGCCCGGCTGCGCTGGGAGGCCCGGCTGCGGCCGGGACTGGCCCCGGAGGACTGCGGGACGGCGTTCGCCTGCGCCGCGGCCTTTACGGCGGCGGCGGATCTGGCGGCGGGCCGGGGCGGCGGCGCTGTCGGCGCCTTTACGGCGGGGGAGATCTCCGTCAAGGGACGGGGGGCGGCGGAGGCCGCCGCCCTGGCCCGGGACCTTCGCCAAACGGCGGAGGAGCTCATGGCCCCCTATGCCAAAGAGGCGCGTTTCTGCTTTCGGGGGGTGCGGGGATGACGGACTGGGTACACGAGATTTTGGAGCGGTACGGCCAGGAGGCATCCCTTGAGACGGCGGAGGGTGAGACGGACGTCCGGGCCTTTTTGCAGCCCGTGCAGGAGCGGCGGGAGCAGGTCCCCGGCACGGCGACGGAGATCGGCTGGGTGGACGGGCGGCTGTGGCTGTATCTGGGCCGGGAGGAGATCGGGCCTGGGGACACGGTGCGCTGGAACGGCATGGAGTTCCAGGTGCGCAGCAGCAGGCCCTATTTCATCGGCGGGACGCTGAGCCACTGGCAGGCGTCCCTGGAGCGGAGATGGGAGGCGGCGGAGTGAAGGAGCTGACACAGGTGCGAAGCGCGGTGACCGCCGCACTCCAAGGCGCGGGACTGACGGCTCTGACCGCCTTTCCGGCGGAGCGCGCCAGGGCCTATGAGGGGGCGGTGGCCGCCGTGGCGGTGGGGACTGCCCAGGGAAGGGCCATGGGCTTTTGCAACTATCTGGGCGAGGCACGGGACGGCAAGACCGGCGCTTTGCGGGAGGTATACGGAAAGCAGCTGGAGGGCGTGGTCACGGTGGACATCCGGGGCCGCCGGGCCGCGGACTGCGAGGCGGGCTGTGAGAAGGCGGCGGAGGCGCTGCTGGGGGGGCTGCCCGCCGGCATCCGGCCCGGGGAGCTGTGCTGGGAGGCCCTGGCCTGGGAGCGGGAGACGGGGATGTTCCTGCGGCGGGGGCGGCTCCAGTGCCGGGCGTTTTTCACGGCGGAGAGCCGGGAGGACGGAGAGGAGTTTCTGGACTTTATTTTGAAAGGGGTAATGACCAATTGAGCGGAATCGTACATGAGCGGCCGGGGGTCTACTCGGTCTACGACACGTCGGCGGTGGTGTCCGCCGGACAGGCGCCAAAAGCCGTGGGCGTGGCCGCAAGGGCCGCCAAGGGCGCGGTAGGCGCGGCGGTGACGGTGACCGGCTACGCCGCCGGGGCGGAGGCCTTCGGCGAGGACGCCGCGCCGGGTATGGGGATGCTGCTGCGGCTGCTGTTCCTCAACGGCGCGTCCAGCGTGACGGCGGTGCGGGTGGCGGACACCGGGACGCTGGAGGACTACCGGACGGCTTTTGAGACACTGAACAGGCAGGACGTGCAGGTGGTGGTGTGCGACAGCGCCGACCGGACGGTGCAGCAGGCACTGCGAAGCGCAGTGGAGGCGGCTTCCGCCGCCCGCCAGGAGCGTATCGCCATAGTGGGCGGCAGCGGAGAGGATGTGCCTGCCCTGGTGGAGCACGCGGCGGCGCTGAACAGCGAGCGCATGGTGCTGGTGGGCCCCGACGCCATGGACGGCCAGGGGAACACGCTTCCATCCGTGTTTGCCGCGGCGGCAGCGGCGGGAGCCGTGGCCGCGGGGCGGGACCCGGCGGCGCCCATCAACGGCGCGGCCCTGCGGGGGCTGACGGGCCTTGCCGCCGATTACAGCGACAGCGAGGTGGACCTGCTGGTTCGGGGCGGCGTGACGCCGCTGGAGAGCACGGCGGGGATCATCTCCCCGGTGCGGGGCATTACCACCCGCACCACCACCGGCGGCGCGGCGGACACCACCTGGAGGGAGCTGACCACCATCCTGATCGCCGACGATGTGATCCCCTCCATCCGAAGCGCCCTGCGGAGCAAGTTCTCCCGGGCCAAGAACACCGCCCGAAACCGGGGGGCCATTCGCTCCCAGGTGATCGTGGAGCTGGAGAAGAAGGCGGCGGCGGAGATCATCGACGGCTACGGGGACGTGACGGTGACGGCCTCCCCCGACGATCCCACGGTGTGTCTGGTGGAATTCGGCTTTGCTGTGGCCCACGGGCTGAACCAGATCTATCTGACGGTACACATTACGGTGTAAGGAGGGCGAGAGATGGAGACAAGGGGATTTCCCACCAGCGCGGACATCTATCTGGAGCTGGAGGGCAGAAAGGTGGCGGTGGTGCAGGGGTACACCGCCAGGGCGTCCAAGTCCTCCCGGTTTGTGGAGGCCTTCGGCGAGAGCGAGCCGGTGGCCGCTATCGACGGACAGCGCAAGTACACCCTGGAGCTGACGCGGCTGTACGCAACGGACGACGCCGTGTCCGACGGCATCAGCTTCTACGACCTGGAGGACTTCTCCCTGGTGATCTGCAAGCCGGACCGGAAGGTCATTTACAGCGGCTGCCAGTGGAACGACATCCAGGAGGAGGGCCAGCTGAACGCCATGGTGGCGGAGAAGGTATCTCTGGTGGCCTCCAAGCGGATCGAGACCACGGCATGAGGGAGATCGACGAGCTGCGGCCGCTGACGGCGGGCCGGCTGTTGGAGCTGTGGCAGGAGGCCCGGGAGGCGGCGGAGGACCCGCTGGAGCGGACCATCCTCTGCAATGCAAGGATCGCGGCTGCCTGCTGCTTTTCCGGGGGAGAACCGGCGTTTGAGGACGAGCGGGCGGTGCTGGCGGCCCTGACGGGCCGCCAGCTGGAAGGACTCCTGCGGCGGATCTCGGAGGCGGAGTCCGGCCGGGAGGGGACGGGGAATCCGTCCTTTGACCAGGAGCGCTTTGAGGCGCTGCGGGAGGGCTGAGAGATGGACTACATCCAGGAGGAGCTCCGGCGGCAGCGGGCGGCGCTGGCGAGAGTGCTGCTGGGCGGCGGCTTTCCGCAGAGCGGCGCTGACGGCGAAGGTGCGGCGGCGGCCCTGCGCACAGCGGCAGCGGCGGCGGAGACGGTCCTTGCCCCGGTGCGGGGAGTGGTTTTCCGTCCGGCGGAGGGAGACGCTGCCTCCAACGGGGACGGGGGATGGGCGGTTCCCGGAATCCCGGGGTACAGGGCTCGGACGGCGGTTCACGGAGAGAGGGCGGCCTCCGGAGAGACGGCGGAATTTGCCCGCAGGGACGGATGGGCCGGTCCGGCGGGGTACGGGCGGCAGAGAGGAGAGGCCGGCCGTCTGGCGGGAACCGTCCTGCCCGGTCTGGCCGGCGGCGGGCAGGCGGAGGAGACGGCGGGCCCTGCGGCGGCGCGGCGGACGGCCGGAGGCGCCGTTTTGGAGCAGAGGGTGACAGAGTTCGTTCCGGCGGCGGGCGGCGGTGAACGCGCCGTTGAGGCCGAGGCGCTGTCCCGGACATTTCAGCGGGACGCCCGCCGGTATGACGGGGGCTTTTCCCTGTATTAGGCCATGTTTGAAAAAAGTCAAAACGCCCAAACGGCGGATCTTTATCCGCCACTCTGCGTTAAATTTTCTTGCCGGGCGTCAGCCCGCCTGCAAAAATTTGCCTTGATTGGCGAAAAAATCTCTCGCTGTTTGGCATTCCGCCTTTTTTCAAACAAGGCCTAGGCAGTGTTTAGAGCGGTTCCTAAAAATTTTGAGGAGAGGGGGAATGTTTTACGCATCTGACATCTATGCGGTTCAAGGATTACACCTGGCCCCACAACCCGGAGATCTACACGGTGGAGAACCGCCGCCGCGTGGCGGTGCACCAGGTCCCCTTCGGCTCCTGCGTCTTTCAGGAGCTGGGGGGCACCTACCGTATTCTGCGGGGGGAGGGCGAGTTCTCCGGGGCGGACGCCTACGACCAGTTCCGGCGGCTGGAGGCGGTGTTTCAGGAGGGCGGACCCGGGCAGCTGGTTCACCCGGTGTGGAGGGTTCAGCGGGCCTACTTCGTCTCCCTGCGGGCAGAGGAGAAGCCTCTGCCGGACTATGTGCGGTACGGCTTTGAATTCTGGGAGGACTGCGGCGGCTATGACGGCGGCCTGACGGAGAGCGACGACGGCGGGGCGCTTTCCCGTCCGGGGAGCCAGAGCGGAGGCATTGCCGGTGGGAGCGGGGCCGTCCACATTGTAAAAAAGGGAGATACCCTCTGGGGCATCGCCCGCCAGTACGGCGCGGCGCTGACGGATCTGATTGCGGCCAATCCCCAGATCAAAAATCCCAACCTGATCTATCCGGGAAACGAGGTGAGACTGCCGTGACGGGACGAATCTTCACCTGCGACCACCGGGTGTACGACCTGCCGGAGCTGCTGAGCTGGGAGGTGGTCCACACGGGGACGGTGCCCTGTGACAGCTACTCCGTGACGTTTCTCTACGACAAGAGCATGGCGGAGGCGCTGCGGCTGGCGGCGGGCTTTGCCGCCATTGACCGGGGGACGACCATGCTGCGGGCCACTGTGGACGAGTACGCTGTGGAGCTGGGGGCCGGGGGGCTGACGGCCGCCGTCGCCGGACGGGGCTACGCCGCCCGGCTGCTGGACAACGAGTCCCGGCCCCTGACCTATCAGGAGGCCACCCTGGCGGAGATCGTGCGGTGTCATGTGACGCCCTACGGCATCACCGCCGGGGAGGTGGCGGACGTGCGCGCCGATTCCGTCTACACCGTGCCGGCGGGCGTCAGCCAGTGGAGGGCCCTGGAGGGCTTCTGCCGGACCTACGGCGGGTTCTCCCCCCGGTTCTCCCGGGATGGAAAGCTGCTGGCCGCGCCGGAGAGGGACAGTGGGAGGCGTCTTTCCATCGGCGAGGGGGACCCGGTGCTCTCCTGCACCCTGCGGGAGGACCACTACGGTGTGCTGACGGAGGCGCTGGTCATCGACAAGACCCGGAACGCCTATTACAGCGTGAAAAACGAGGACATGATCCGCCGGGGCGGCCAGTGCCGCCGGGTGATCTACACCCCGGGACAAAGCACCTGGGACGCCATGCGCTACACGGGGGAATACCAGATCCGGCGGTCAAAGGAGGACGAGCGGACGGTGACGGTGCGCCTGCCCGGGAGCTTTCTGGCCTTTCCGGGGGACCGGGTGGACCTGCGGCTGGACCGGATGGGGCTCTCCGGCACGTTTCGGGTGGCGGAGGCGGCCAGCACCTTCTCGGCGGAGCGGGGCGCCGCGGCGGCGCTGACATTGAAGGGAGGATGAGAGAATGTGGCTTTCCAGTAAGATGCGGCCGGCGCCGGCCACGGCAGACGCCGATCTGGGCGTCACCACCATCGCCGGGGACAGCGTGGGCGTGATGACCCGGGGCGAGGTGCGGACCGTGCCCATCTACGGCCCCGGCGGCTATGTGTGGATGCCGGAGAGCGGCGCGGCGGTGCTGGTGGTCAAGGGCGGGCCCGGCGGCGAGGAGCAGTGCGTCTGCGGCATGAAGCAGTCCGCGCCGCCCAAGGGGATGCGGCCGGGGGAGGCGCTGGTGTACGGCCCCGGCGGAAACTCCGTGTACCTGAAGCAGGACGGCACGCTGGAGCTGCGGGGGAAGGTGTGCGTGGAGGGGTCGCTGCTGGTCAACGGCATCCCGTACGCCCCCTGCGAGTGCGAGATGTGAGGGCCGCAGACATGGAGCTGAAACTGCGAAGCGGAGATTATGTGCCGGACGGCGTGGGCGGATTGCTGCGGGTGGAGGGCCGGGAGGCCCTTTTGCAGCGGGCCCTGTTCAGGCTGACGGCCCGGCGGGGGGTCTTTCCCTTTCTGCCGGAGCTGGGGAGCCGCCTGTGGCAGTTGGGGAAGGTTCCCCCTGCCCAGCGGCAGGCCGCGGCGGCCCAGTACGCGGCGGAGGCCCTGGAGGGCGAGGCGCTGGCGGTGGAGTCCGCAGAGCTGGGGCCCGGGGCGGAGGGCGCCATGGCCCTGACGGTGAACTGTGTCTGGCAGGGGGAGCCCCTGCCGGTGACAGTTGAGATTGTATAGAGAGGAGACGAGGCGTGAAAAGCGTTGATGAGATTTACCAGGAGCTTCTGGTGGCCTTTGCCCGGCGGGCTGGGTTCACGCCGGAGGATGCCTGCGATCTGTCGGTGCGGCTGTACGCGGCGGCGGCCCAGATCCAGGCCCTGGACATTCAGGCGGAGTGGGTGCTGGACCAGAGCTTTCCCCAGACGGCCCAGGGCGTCTATCTGGACCGGCACGCGGCCATGCGGGGACTGAGCCGTCTTCCGGCGTCCAGGGCCGTTGGAACGCTGCGGTTCTCCGTGGAATCGCCTCCGGCGCTGGCGGTGAACATCCCGGCGGGGACGGTGTGCATGACGGCGGACGAACGGCGGTTTCAGACCACGGCGGGGGCGACGCTGGCGGCGGGCGCGACGTATGCGGACGCCCCGGCGGAGGCCCTGGAAGCTGGCGGCGGCGGCAACGCGGTGGCGGGAGCCGTGCGGTTTCTCACCGCCTGCCCTGTGGCCGTGACGGCCTGCACCAATCCCGCGGCCTTTTCCGGCGGCAGCGACGCCGAGGACGACGAGACGCTGCGCCGGCGCGTTCTGGAGAGCTACCGGCGGCTGCCCAACGGCGCCAACGCCGCCTGGTATGAGCAGACCGCCATGAGCCACGACGGCGTGGCGGCGGCCCGGGCGGTGGGCCGGGCCCGGGGAATTGGAACGGTGGACGTCTATATCGCCGGTGAGAGCGGCCTGCCCGGAGCGGCCCTGCTGGAGGAGGTCCGGGCGGATCTCCGGGAGCGGCGGGAGATCGCCGTGGATGTGGCGGTGAAGGCCCCCGCCGCGGTTCCGGTGAATGTGAGCGCGGCCATTGCCGTGGGAGAGAACGCGGATTTTGGCGAGGTCAAGGCCCGGGCGGAGCTGGCCATCTCCACCCTCTTCACCGGGCGAATGCTGGGCCGGCCGGTGCTGCTGGCGGAGCTGGGGAGCCGGCTCTACGCCCTGGAGGGTGTGGAGAACTGCCGCCTCTCAGCGCCGGCGGCGGACCTGGCGGCGGACAGCGCGGTACTGCCGGTGCTGGGGACGCTGACCGTGACGAAATTGGAGGCGTGAGAGATGTACGAGACGTATCTGCGGCAGCTGCTCTCGCCCCTGGGGATCTATGACCTGGGCGGCGGCTCCGTGAACGGCGCGGAGCTGTACGCCCTGGGGCAGATCCTGGACCGGACGGGACGGCGGCTGGAGATTGTGGAGCGGGAGTCCGTCACCGCCACGGCAGAGGACGAGGGCCTGCGCCGCCGGGAGGCGCCCTTTGCCCGGCGTCCCGCCGCTGTCACACCGGAGGAGCGGCGGGACGCCATCGCAGCCCTGCTCCAGATCGACGGGGACAGCCTGACCCCCTCCGCCATCGACCACGCCATTCAGGGCTGCGGCATCCGGGCCAGGGCCCTGGAGATGGATACAGGACACCTGCGGGTTATCTTTCCGGGGGTGGGCGGCGTCCCGGCGGAGTTTGAACAGATCGAAAAGATCATTTTGGACATCCTGCCCTGCCACCTGGAGGTGGAGTTCTACTTCCGATATCTGACGTGGGAGGAATGCCGGCGGGCCGGGTATACCTGGGCGGCAGTGGAGGAGGCGGAGCACACCTGGGAGAGCTTCCAGCTGGCGGTGCCGCCGGAGGAATAAGGCCGGCGGTCCTTCGGAAAGAGGCAGAGGGGCCTGTGCCGCTCCGCCTCTTTTTTTGCAAATTTTTCAGTGTCGAAACTCCGCATAATCGGCGGTCAGATGCACAACCTGAGACGGAATCCCGATTTTACAGGAGGTCCTT